TTAACAATCAGACTTCATAAGACTTAGCATACCCTTGTAAACTAAAACATATCTTCAGAGCTTCTTATTTAACGTATAAAGACTTATTAAGTTTTTTTGATACTGAGGATACTTAATAAGGTTTCAATGGCTTAGATGAGCTTGTATTAGTTTATAGCCTGTTAATAACTTGTTAATATCTTGTTAAGATCTTGTTAAGTGGTAGGCAGGTGACCATACCACCCTCCCCTATATATATCTAGTGCTTATACATTTTTACAAGGTTTTAGAGTATATACTAGAATTAATATAATTAATATAATATGGGCTTGTTTATTATTGCGCAACTTAACAAGGTTTATTGGGGGTTTATTAAGGTAGATAAGTGTAGGTTCAACCCTAGGCATACCTTAGTATTATTATACAGCTAGATTTAGCTTTTGTCAAGTATTATTTTAAATAAAAAAGACTTGACAAACCTGTAAACTAGCCTTATAATAGAGTAATTATGGTAAACAATACATACTTACAAGAGAAACCACATAATAAGACTCTAACTGAGAAACAACAAAAGTTCCTAGACTGTCTTATAACAACTAATGGTAATCCTAAAGAAGCTGCAGAGTTAGCTGGATACAGTGGAGGTAATCATTATCAAGTAGTAGCAGCCCTAAAGGATGAGATAATAGACCTTGCTACGAATGTATTAGCTAACAGCGCACCTGAAGCAGCTTTCAAACTAGTAGATATTATGAATACTAACAGACCTATTCCACAAATACAAAATAAACTACAAGCAGCACAAACTATACTAGATCGTGTTGGTGTTGTTAAAAAAGAAAGAATAGATATTAATCATAATGCAAGTATGGGAGGAGGAGTGTTTATACTTCCTGCAAAGGAAAAAGAAGTAAAAGACGTAAAAGAATTAATAATAGAAGAGGGATAAAAATAGAATAATAATGGAAGACAGCAACTTTGATTTAAAGGATTTTAATAAACACTTTACTTATGTCTCTGACGGAAGAAGAAGAGATCGTTGGCACATAATGAAAAGGAAACCATATCGTGGTGATTGTGAAGATTATGCACTAACTGTTCTATACAATCTAAAGGGCAGAAGCTTATTGCGAATGTTCTTAAGCTTGATTAAACGACAATCAAGAATCAGGCATTGCAAAGTCAACGGCAACGGACACGCAACATTAAAGTATAAAGGTAAATACATAGACAATGGCTATAAGCGTTGGGTTAAAAAGGATACAATGAAAAAGAACGGCTATAAGTTTCATAAGATTCATTATCTACCTTATGTGGTTTTATTAAAGCTTCTTAAAGGTTTTATATTAAAATGACTACTAAACTTTATGTCATACATTCTCGCTTATTTTTTAAAAAGGTCTTTATAAGATTTCTTGATTGGTTGGTTTCATAATAAGAACAAGATGAAAACTAAAATTAAAGAACTTAATAAATCTATGAGAGGTTTGTTTGCTGACGAGTTCATACACAAAGGTAATATAATACTCGTGCTTAAAGGAACTAGTCTACCTATATCAACAAAGACCTCAATACGAATCAGGAATAAGAACATAGAACACTATGAGGGTGGCTACATGAATCATCATTGTGATCCTAATGCCAAGATTCTAGTCATAGATGACATCAAAGAAGGCATCGTAGTTGCAAAAAAAGACATACCTAAAGGAGAAGAGATCACTTTTGATTATGAAACGACAGAACCAAAGCTTTCTCATCCTTTCCATTGTGATTGTCATGGAAGATTAATAATAGGTAAAAACAAAACATGAACGAAATGAAAAGAAGTCTGTTAGAAAAAACATTAAAGCGTAGAAGCTCTACTATTCCTTTTGGTTACGAACTCTCTAAAGAAGATTCTCAATACTTAGAGCCTGTTGAAAAACAACTTGAAGCCCTAGAAGCAGTAGAAGAAATGATAGTAAACGAAGAAATCTCTTTACGTGATGGATGTTACTGGTTAGAAGACTATACAGGAAGAAGCCTAAGTCCTATGGGATTAAAAAAAATAATAGATAAGAAATATGGAACAAGAGAAGAAAGACTCCTTAGACAATACCAAGAAGCCTGAAAAAAAGAAAAGAAATTATAACTATCATTCAGAAACTAAAGCAAAGATGAGTGCTAGACGTGCTGTTAAAACAAAAGAAAAAAGAATAAAGAAATTACAAGCACAGATCTTTAATCAAAAGAACTCACTAAAAAAACAAAAGAAAGTTCTAAAAAAGCTTGACAACAAAACAGATAATCAAGTTATAATAGACTCAGACCTAGATTCACTTCCTCCTACAGTAAAAGAAAAGATAGACCAAGATAACGTAGTCTTTCATCCTAATAAAGGACCACAGACAGAGTTCTTGGCTGCACCAGAGCGAGATGTTCTATATGGTGGTGCTGCAGGTGGTGGTAAATCTTATGCTATGTTAGTTGATCCTTTGCGCTACGCTCATAAAAAAGCGCACAGAGCTTTGATTTTAAGAAGATCTATGCCTGAGTTACGAGAACTTATTGACAAGTCTCGTGAACTTTATCCTCAAGCTTATCCAGGATGTAAGTTCAGAGAAGTTGAGAAACTATGGAACTTTCCAAGCGGAGCTAAAATAGAATTTGGATTCCTTGAGCGAGATGCAGATGTTTATCGTTATCAAGGACAAGCATACTCTTGGATAGGTTTTGACGAGATTACTCATCTTCCTACAGAGTTCGGTTGGAATTATCTAGCATCTAGGTTGCGAACAACAGATTCAAGTATCGAAACTTACTTGCGCTGTACGGCAAATCCAGGTGGTGTAGGTGCGCAATGGGTTAAAAAAAGGTATGTAGATCCACAAGATCCGAACAATTCTTTTACAGGTAAAGATGGTCTTTCAAGGAAGTTTATACCTGCTAGGTTGGATGATAATCCTTATCTTGCTAACGATGGAAGATACGAAGAAATGCTTAAAGCTCTTCCTCCTATTCAGCGCAGACAACTCTTAGAAGGTAACTGGGATGTTGCTGAAGGCGCTGCGTTTGTTGAGTTTGATCCTGATGTTCATATTGTCGAGCCTTTCTACATTCCTGTAACATGGGAAAGAGTAAAAGGTATAGACTATGGCTATGCTTCAGAGAGTTGTTGTTTGTGGGGAGCAGTAGATAGATCTGATGGAACTTTAATAATTTATAGAGAATTATACAGAAAAAACTTGACAGGTCTTGATTTAGGTCGTATAATAACAGAAATGGAGATAGAAGATCCTTTCTCTGTACAAGGAGTCTTAGATACGGCTGCTTGGGCAAGAACAGGAACTACTGGACCAACTGTTGGTGAGACACTACAGCAGTTAGGTCATAAACTTAGACGAGCAGATAAAAATAGAATACAGGGTAAAATCCAGATTCATGAGTACTTGAAAGTTCAGAATAATGGGAGACCACGATTACAAATCTTTAACAACTGTCCTAACTTGATTCGAGAACTACAAAGTATACCATTGAGTAAGACTAAACCCGAAGACGTAGACACACACGCATCTGATCATGCGTATGATGCGCTACGTTATTTGATTATGAGCAGACCAAGAGTTACTGATCCTTTACAGCGCATAAGAGAATTAAAAAGAGAATCAATTTATAAACCGACAGATCCAGAGTTTGGGTATTAAGATAAAATAAGGGAGTAAATAGTGGCAAAAGAAGAAAATTATGAACTAGAACCGATAACAGTTACAGGAACTAGAATGACACCTGGAGAAGCTAGAAGAAGCATGAGAAAAAGGCAAAGATTAGAAAGGAAAGAACTTAGAATAGAAGCAAATATTGACCGCTTATATAATAAACTAGAAACAATTGAACAAAAAAGAGATCCTTATTCTCGTGGTGGCGTAGCTAAACCTAATTAAAAAGAATGGCAGAAGAACAAGACAACAATAACAATAATAACACTTTATTATCTGAAGAAAACTCTAACAATATCTTTTTTGAAGATGTTGAAGGTGAACAAGGTAAAAGTCTTGTATTAGAACCAAGTCAAAAACTAACGCTAGTTGGAACAATACAAGATCGTTTTTCAAGTGCTGAAACAGCACGAATACCTAACGAATCAAGGTGGCTAGATTCTTATCGAAATTACAGAGGACACTACAACAGCAATATTAAATTTAGAGCATCTGAAAAGTCTCGTATATTTGTCAAGATAACAAAAACAAAAGTTTTAGCAGCTTTCGGACAATTAGTAGATGTTATATTCGGCACTGGTAAATTTCCTATAGGAGTCTCTGAAACTAAAATGCCTGAAGGAGTTTCTGAATTTGCACATCTAGATATTCAGAATCCAGTTCCAGGAATTGAAACTACTCCTCCTGAAGAAGAAGGTGGCGAAGTAGAAGGTACGGATAATCCTTTTGATGTTGGCTATAAAGGAGATGGAAGAACACTTAAAGCTGGCGCAACATTTACTAACGGAAAGTTTATAGAAGAAGAAGCTTCTGAAATACTTTCTTCAGGGCTTTCACCAATTCCTGAAATTCCTGAAATTAAACCTGCTCAGAAAGCAGCAAGACGAATGGAGAAATTAATCCATGATCAGATTGATGAATCTAAAGGATCGTCTGAAATTAGAAATGCACTTCTTGAGGCAGCCTTACTAGGCACTGGAATAGTTAAAGGACCTTTTAATTTTAACAAGACTTTAAATCGTTGGGATGAAAGTGAAGACACAGGAGAAAGAGAGTATGCTCCTGTTGATGTTAGAGTGCCTCGTATTGAATTTGTAAGTGTTTGGGATTTCTTTCCAGATCCTTCTGCAACAAATATAGAAGAATGTGAATACATATTCCATAGACATAAGATAAACAAAAGTCAATTAAGAGCTTTACGCAAGATGCCTTACTTTGACAGTGATGCAATTCGTGAATGTTTAATGATGGGAGCAAACTACGAATCTCGTTATTATGATTCTCAATTAAAAGATGATCAAAATAGTGAAGACTACGGAGCAGATAAATATGAAGTTTTGGAATATTGGGGAATTATGGATGCCGAATATTTGCGAGAAGCTGATATTGATGTTCCAGAAGGTATAGATGATTTAGATGAACTCCAGATTAATGCTTGGGTTTGTAACGGAAAACTGCTTCGTGCAGTTATAAATCCTTTTACACCAAGCAGGATTCCGTATCATTCATTTCCTTATGAACGAAACCCATACAACTTCTTTGGTATAGGAGTTGCAGAGAACATGGATGATTCACAGAAGATTATGAATGGTCATGCAAGAATGGCAATTGATAATCTTGCATTAGCAGGATCACTTGTGTTTGACGTAGACGAGTCTGCTCTTGTTGGTGGACAAAACATGGAGATATATCCAGGTAAAATATTCAGGCGACAAGCTGGAATGCCAGGTCAAGCAGTTCATGGGTTAAAGTTCCCTAATACTGCACCTGAAAATATGATGATGTTTGATCGTTTCAGACAACTAGCAGACGAACAAACAGGCATACCAAGTTATAGTCATGGACAAACAGGAGTTCAAAGCATGACAAGAACAGCTTCTGGTATGTCGATGTTACTTGGTGCAGCTAGTTTGAATATAAAAACTGTTGTAAAGAATTTAGATGATTTCTTGCTTAAACCTTTAGGAGAAGCATACTTCCAATGGAATATGCAATTCATGGAAGGCAAGCTAGGAATCGAGGGAGATTTAGAAGTTAAAGCTATGGGAACAAATAGTTTGATGCAGAAAGAAGTTAGAAGTCAGCGATTGACTACTTTCTTACAGACTGTGCAGAATCCAGCTATTGCTCCGTTTGTTAAGATTTCTAAATTAATTAGTGAACTAGCCTATAGTTTGGATCTTGATCCCGATGAGATACTCAATGATCCAGAGGAAGCAGCTATTATGGCACAAATTATAGGAATGCAACAAAATGTTGGACAAGAAACTGGCACAGAGGCTCAAGCCACTGGCGAACAACAAGCAGCTATGGGAGGCGTTCAAGGAACACCTGAACAACCTCAAGAACTTGGAGCTACAGGCACTGGTGGTGGCAACATCGGAACAGGAAATGTTCCGTTACCAGGGGAAGATCAATTCTCTGGTACGGTTGGAACAGCTTAAAGAAACAGTGCAAGAAGCACTTAATAGAAAAGAGGAAGGAGAAAAATAATGGTGTTTAAAAAAGCACTTATGAAACTTTTAAATGTAAAAGGACAATTTGATAATGATGATCTTGGCTTTAGAGTAGGTGATGCTGTTGCATCAATTAATGAAGCATCTAATATTGAGCAGCCTACAACAAGTTCTCAACAGTTTGCAGAAGGCGGTCCTGCAATAGACGAACAAATGGCAGATATAATGCCAGAAGAAGAAGAAGCATTACCTATAGAAACAGTAGAAGAACCTACAGAAACAATGCTTCCAGACGAAGAAATGGAAGGTGATTATATAGACTTCGTAATTGACGAAGCATTAACAACTGAAGAAGAGCAGTACCTTTTGGACAGGCTTGGCGGAGATGATCAATTAAGTATGATCTTTGACAAGGTTGTCGAAACGGCATCTGAATTTTCAGGAGCTGGATCTGTTGAAGGTCCAGGAAATGCTGTTTCCGATTCGATACCTGCAAGGTTATCGGATGGAGAGTTCGTTATGACTTCTAAAGCAGCTAACCAAATCGGTCCAGATAACCTACATGGTTTAATGGAAGTAGCCGAAGCGGAAGCTGATGATGAGGAGTTTAGACGAACAGCACAAACTGGCGGTCAAGTATCGACAGAAGAAATAGAAGAAGAAGCACTTCAACCTATAGCTGTTAAGAAACCTATTGAAGAAGCAGGTATTTTATTACCTGAATCAGAAGTAGCTAAACGGCAAAAGAGAATTGCAGACAGTCTAAATCCTAGAAATACTTTATTCGCTAGTTAGTTAATCGTAGAGCGACCTGTTATAGTCAAACAGCACTCTACATAATATAAAAAAGTAAAAAGACCTTTTAGAGCTACCTTGTTTATACAAGCACTTATTATGAAGACGTTCTTGGAATAAGCGACCTTAAATAAGAAACAAGCCCGAAGGAAGGAGAGTAAAAATGACTGATAATGAAAATGTTGCTTCTAGTGAAGAAGCACAAAACGAACCAGTACCTAATCCGTATAATTTGAAAAAATCATGGCATACGGATGATGTTATGCCACAAGGTAATGTTGAAAATGCTGATAGTTTATTTGTTGCACCTCAACCTACTCAACAAGAGGAGGAAGAGAGCGACCAACAAGAAAGACCAAAAGCACAGAAAGCTACACCTTATAAAAAGCCTAACTATAAAAAAAGGTATGATGACTTGAAAAAGCATTACGATAGTAAGCTGAACGAGTTTAGAAGCAGAGAGCAAGAACTTATAAATGAAGCAACAGCTTCAAGACCAGAGTACAAAGCTCCTAAAACTGTTGAAGAACTCGAAAATTTTAAAGCTCAATATCCAGATGTTTATGATGTGGTTGAAACTGTTTCACATTTACAGAGTGAATCAAAGACTGAAGAGTTACAAGCTCAAGTCCAAGCTTTACAAGAGCGTGAATCAGTAGCCTTACGAAGAGAAGCAGAATCTGAATTGCTGAATAAGCATCCTGATTTTGCAGCCATTCGAGACAGTGATGATTTTCACGATTGGGCAAAAGAACAACCAGAAGATATTCAAGCATGGGTTTATAATAATCCGCATAATGTCGGTTTAGCAGGTCGAGCAATTGATTTATTTAAACAAGACATTGGATTAATTGGTGCAAGATCACAGCAAAGCAAACAGACTCGTAAGAAGTCTAATAAGAGTTCCAACTCAAAGGCTGCTGATATGGTTTCTACAAAGACTACAACAGTAGATACTAATGCAGGACAGTCTAAAATATGGACTCAAGAGGAGATCGCAGCTTTACCTATGGACGAGTTTGATCGTCTTGAATCAGAGATAGATCGAGCTATGGAAGAAGGTAGAGTACGATTGTAATATTAATCTTTAACAATTAAAGGTAAATACAATGGCTTATAATCAATCAGACGCTCTATTTGAGCCGTCAACTGATACTGATGCCAACTTTGGGAACTCCGTAACCAATCAGAACAATAGTTTCTTCATGCCGAAGGTCTATTCCAAGAAGGTTCTTAACTTTTTTAGAAAAGCCTCTGTAGCAGAAGCTATTACAAACACCGATTATTCTGGTGATATATCTGCTTTTGGAGATACGGTACGTATCGTCAAAGAACCTACGATTACTGTTTATCAGTATGAAAGAGGTCAAGACGTAACGCAAACGAAGTTGACTGATGCCGAAGAAACCTTAACTGTTGATATAGCTAACGCCTTCAAATTCAAAGTTGATGATATTGAAAAATCAATGTCTCATGTGAATTGGAAAGAAGCAGCCTCTAGTGCTGCTGCTTATGCATTGAAAGATGCATTTGATGCAGGCGTAATTGCTGAAATGTTTAGTGGAGTATCAAGCTCTTCACCTGATCACGTATTAGGTGCGGATGCTTCTGCTGCTACTCAAACAATGGCGCAGCATCAAGGCGGTTCTAATTCCATCGACCTAACAGGTTCTGATGGTACAGGAACTGATCCCCTTGATGTAATGGCATTTATGGCTAGACTATTAGACGAACAAAACATCCCTGATGAAGGTAGATGGTTTGTCGCTCCGCCTTCATGGTACGAGCAACTGTCTCAAGCTAGTTCAAAACTAATGTCAGTAGACTATAACGCAGGAATGGGTTCACTTCGAAACGGATTAGTATCAAGTGGAAAGCTACGTGGTTTTAATATGTATAAATCCAACAATGTTGCTGCTGCTTCAACAGCTAGTGGTAAATGTATTGCTGGACATATTAGTTCTACGGCTACAGCCCAAGCTATCACACAAACTGAGGTTCTTCGTGATCCGTCCAGTTTTGGTGACATCGTAAGAGGTTTGCACGTTTATGGTGCAGACGTTCTTCGTGACGAAGCTTTGGTATCAGCTTTCTATGCAATTGACTAATCAATAGTTGAGCGCAAGCAAAATGGTATGTGGGAAGAGAATTATATATTCATCTTCCCCATACTTAAACTAGGAAAGAATATATGCCACAGATGGGAACAGACCAAAGACCTGTAATTTTAAAGAATAAAAAGAAAGGCAACAGAAAATTAGGTTTATCTGCTAAGTTTTATAATAAAGCAAATAAACAAAAATATAACGAAGGTTGGGATAGAATCTTCGGTGATAATAATAAAAATTATAACAGAAAGAAAACATAACAGGAGTTAATCATCATGCCAGAAGGTATAGGATACGAAAAAGGAGTTGGTATAGCTGAATATAAAGATATTCAAGATATGGAAGGCTATTACGAAAACTCTGAAGATAAACAGAATAGAGAAGTAGACGAACAACAAGATATTTCAGTAGAAGACTAACAATGGCAACAACTTATTTACAATTATCAAATGAGTTATTGCGTGAATCAAATGAAGTTGTATTAACATCTGCAAATTTTTCAAGTGCTGTAGGAATACAACAGCACGTTAAAGATTGCGTAAACAGAGCATACAACGATATTGTTAGTTCAGAACCGCAATGGTCTTTTTTGGCTACAGGAGAAAGCGGATCAACAGATCCTCTATATGGTAATGTTTCTGTAGAAACTGTAGCAGGAACTCGTTGGTATGAATTAAAAGCAGCCTCTAGTTCTGTTACAACAGATTATGGTTCAATTGATTGGGATGATTTTTATCTAACAACTATTAGTGTTAGTGGAGAGTCTTCACCATACATCAGTAAAAATTTAAAATATGTAACTCTTGCAGATTGGAAAAATTATAGAAGAGAAGCAGAAAATATAGACGATGCTGATGCACAGAATTGGGGAGAACCAAGTGTAGTAATAAGAAGTCCAGACGGAAGAAACTTCGGACTTAGCCCAATTCCAAAAAAAGTATATAAAGTGTGGTTCTTTGCTTGGGATCTACCTACAGCTTTGAGCGCACATGGAGATGCAATTGTATTTCCAGATATGTATACACCAGTTTTATTGGCAAGAGCTAGATATTATATGTGGCAATTTAAAGATAATCCACAAGCATCAGCTTTTGCATTAGATGATTATAAGAAAGGATTAAAACAAATGAGATCAAATCTCTTAAATCCTATACCTAAATACATGACAGTAATTTAATAATAATAATATGGCACAATCACAACCATTTGCACTAGCTTGTCAAGGAGGTTTGAATAAAGTTTCAAGCCAGTTAGAGTTACTTCGTACTCCAGGTGAAGCTATTCGTTTGCAGAATTTTGAAGTTTCTACAACAGGTGGATATAGACGTATTAATGGTTATAGCCAGTTAGGAGATGGAACAAGACCAAATAGTTCAAATCCTATTTTAGGACTTTGTGTATATGCAGACGGAGTAGTTGCTTGTTCAGGAACAAACATATATTTTAGTCAAGACGGAAATAGTTGGTTACAGATAAACATGGCTAGTGTTGATGCTGGTGGAGATAATTACAGCACCTTTACAGGTCGTAGTGCTGCAGCTAGAACCTCACAAGGTCAAGCAACTTTTGCAATCTATGAAGGAGATACAGATTATGGTGAATTAATCATAACCGATAGAGGCACAGGAGTTAAACCATTCTACTTTAAGATGACAGGCACAGATTCTTCGTTAAGCAACAGAACATTTTTTGCAAAAGAAATAACAGTAAGCAGCACAGAATATCCTAAATACTGTGTTATCCATGATAAGCATTTAGTTGTTGGAGGAGCAGGAACGTCAGAAAATACTATTTATTATAGTGGAACAAGTGATATAGATGACTTTACATCAAGTGGTTCTGGAAGTATATTATTAGATGATCAAGTAGTGGGTTTAAGAAGTTTCCGAGATGACTTAATAATATTTTGTAGAAACAGTATTTATAAACTAACAAATATAAATGTTTCAGCAAGTATTGCAATAGAACCAATTACTAAAAATATTGGTTGCTTAGACGGAGCAAGTATTCAAGAAGTAGGTGGACAATTATTATTTTTAGCACCTGATGGTATTCGTACTGTTGCAGGAACGGCAAGAATTGGTGACGTAGAACTTGGTTCTTTAAGCAGAAAAGTAGTTCCTATTTTTACAGATATTGCTG